TCATTGTTATTGGAAAGGGAGGCTTCGGCTTCCCTTTCTTTTTTAAAATTTATAATATAGAATGACAAAAGATCTAGGGAGAAACAAACAATCTATCGACTGACCTAGCAGACTCGCCAAGACGATAGAGTATTAAGGAGACTTAATTATGGCAAAATCAACATTTTCAGGACCAGTAAAATCATTAGCTGGTTTTATTTCAGCAGGTAACGCAACGGTAGTAAGCTTGACAGCAGATACTACACTTACAGTAGCAGCTCACGCGGGTAAAGTTCTTACTTGTAACGATGCAGACGGTAAATTTACTTTACCAAGCATTGTTGCTACAGCACCAGGAAGAGATGACGATCCTAATCAATTAAATAATTTAGGAGCTAGTTTCTTCTTTGTAGTAGAAACTGCAGCTACAGATATGGATATACTGACAGATGGAACCGATAAGTTTGTTGGTGGTCTTTACTCAGGTAAAGATGATGCAAGCGGTAAAGTATTTATATCTGGTGCGTCTAATGATGTAATCACTATGAATGGATCAACTAAAGGTGGACTAGCTGGTAGTATCGTAAAAGTAACTGCAATAGCTTCTGCAAAGTACGCAGTTGAAGGTATAATCTTAGGTTCAGGAACTATAGTTACACCATTCGCCGACGCTTAATAGTAATTTAGGAGAATAGAATGGCATCATCAGATGTAAAAGGCTCCAAAGCACTAACAGCTACAGGACAGTTACAAGGTTTTATTGGGACAGGAGCAGGGACTGCAACTAATCTAGGACCAATAAGAATACAATCTGTTCAAGCTCAGTCAAGTGCTGCAGACGCCTCAATAAAAATCTACGATGGAACAAGTGCTAGCGGCACAAAACTTTTGATTGAGTTTAAATTTGGTTCAGCAGCTAATGAGTATTTCGATCATTATTTGCCTAACGACGGAGTTAAATTTGATACAGGAGCTCATGTTGTATTAGCTAATTGCGACTTTTTTATAGCGTATTACAACTAATATGGCAACATCAGGCACTCGTACATTTAGTTTAGATGTAGCGACCGCAATAGAGGACGCATATGAACTTGCGGGTTTAGAAGCCCGCACGTCATATGACGCTGTTACTGCAAGACGCTCTCTAAATCTTCTATTTGCTGATTGGTCTAATAGAGGCATACAGATGTGGGAAGTTACTAAAGTAGAGCAAGCACTTACTCAAGGGAATGAAATATATACTTTAAATCAGTTTGATATAGACATATTAGACGCGTATATTGAACGTTCTGTTAATGGAACTACCACAGATTTTTCTCTCAGTAGAATAGATCGGAATGAGTATATAAACATACCAGTAAAAACTACAACAGGACGACCAACACAGTTTTGGTTTGAAAGACTGATAACACCTGTTATACATCTTTATCCCACACCAGAGAATTCTACCGATAAACTCATTTACTATTCTTGGCAAAGAATCCAAGACGCTACGGCTTCAATAAATGACTTAGATATTCCTAGTAGGTTTATGCCTTGTTTAGTATCAGGGTTAGCTTATTATCTATGCTTAAAAAAGAACGCACAAAAAATATCGATCATACAACCTCTATACGAACAAAACTTAGAAAATGCAATCAAATACGATGAAGATAGATCTTCAGTGCATTTAGTCCCTTCAAGGAGTGGAAGAATTTAATGGCATACGCATCAGGAAAATACGCTTATTCAATATGCGATAGATGTGGTTTTCGTTACAGGTATTTAGATATGCGTACAGAATGGGATCACACAAGAGTATGCCCTGAGTGTTACGAACCAAAACATCCACAATTAGATCCAGTTCATCCTCCAAACGATGCAGAGGCTTTATGGCAGGCTCGACCTGATGTCCCGTTACCCCAAGCGCAATTAGGTCGAGTTACCACCCGTAACCCCTCCGACTCAGTAATAGCTACAAAAGGCACAAATATGATGAGGTTTAGAGATGACCCAAATATAGGTAGTGCTTTTTCTGGAGAAGTTGGTAAAACAGCAGTTGGTGAATTAACAGTGAGCACAGACTAATGGCAGCAGGATTTACATATAATGAATTAATAACAGCTATCCAAAACTATATGGATAATACTGAAACGACTTTTACTAATACTATTCCCACTTTTATAAAACAAACAGAAGAGGAAATTTTAAAATCAGTTGAATTATCTGTTTTTAGAAAAAACGTAACAGGTACAGGTTCTTCAGGAAATACTTATTTAGCAACACCAACAGATTTTTTAGCCCCTTTCAGTTTAGCTTTAATAGATTCAAGTAACAACTATAGTTATTTGTTGTTAAAACACCCGTCTTGGATAAGAGATTACACACCAAATGAGTCTACTACAGGAACAACTTTGTTTTATGGTATTTTTGATGAAAACACTTTTATTCTAGCTCCAACTCCTGATAGCAATTTTACTTTTGAATTACATTATTTTTATAGACCTTCATCTTTGGTAGACGCAGGAGGAACAGGTACAACATGGTTATCAACTAATGCTTCGAACGCTTTATTATTTGGTAGTCTTGTACAAGCATCTATTTTTATGAAACTACCTCCTCAAGATATACAAACATACGCAGAACAATACACACAAGCGTTAAATGGTTTAAAACAACTGGGTGAATCAAAAGAAGAAAGACAAGGTTCAAGATACGACAATCTAAGAGTTCCCCCTCAGTAAAATGTTAAAAGAACCCATAAGTGAATTGAAAAATAGTAATATAGCTATAGTAGCTATGGGACAAAGTCAAATAGATTATCATTTATCAAGAACACATAGTTTAGTTTTTGACGAAATTTGGGCAATAAATGCTATGATAGGAGTATTACCTGAAATAGATAGGGCATTTATACTAGACCCAATGACTAGATTTTTTGATACAGAAGACGCAGGTAGTATGACCCCTATGATGAGAAAATACCTACCACAGGTTAAATACCCAATTTACACCTGCGAGCTTGATGAAAGAGTTCCTTATGCAGAAGAATATCCTTTACCACATCTAGTGGAAGATTTAGGCTGTGCATATTTTAACAACACAGTAGCTTATGCGATAGCTTTTGGCTTATGGAATAAAGTAAGTCATCTAACAGTTTTTGGAGTAGATTTTACTTATAAAACAAATATGCATTACGCAGAATCAGGTAAAGCTTGTTGTGAGTTTTGGTTAGCTAAATGCATGGAAAATAACATAAATGTTTCAGTAGCTCCAAGATCAAATTTATTAGAAACAAACGTGGGTATAAAAGAAAAACTTTATGGTTATCATAGATTAAAAGATCCTATGGTAACTTATCAAAAAGAGGATACAATAAAAACTTGTAAATGGTCGGAGGTAGAGCAGATAAACCAACCTGAGCCACAAATGATAGATAGAAATGATTTACCACCAGAACCAGAGGAATATTAATGTTTTCACTTAACTCAGATACAGAAGTCGGTAACTTAGGCGTTACCACAACAAACCACAGAGGGCACACTATAGAGGAGGTCGCAGAAATGGCAACTAATAGGTTAGTTTCAATCAGCGATACAGCCCCTGCACCCATTAGGGCACAAGCTCATGCTTTTAAAGAAGCATGCAAAAGCGTTATTACTTATTATATGAACGAGGCTGTAAAAAATCACGTTTGTACTATATGTAATGAATTAGAAAAACAAGGTCAAAAAGACCTAGCTAATATTATTAGGAGATTATAATGGCAATAACACAAGCAATGTGTACTTCTTTTAAAAAAGAACTTTTAGAGGGTGTACACAATTTTAAAGCTTCAGGTGGTAACACTTTTAAGCTAGCGTTATACACAAGCTCTGCAACCATGAGTGCATCTACTACAGCGTTTACTACAACTAACCAAGCTAGTGGGACTAATTACACTTCAGGAGGAGCAGCTTTAACAAATGTAGATCCTACATCTTCTGGAACCACAGCGTTTACAGATTTTAACGATCTTACATTTGGAACAGCAACGGTCACAGCAAGAGGTTGTATGATATATAATGACTCAGCTTCAGGTGATCCCGCTGTAGCAGTGTTTGATTTTGGGGGAGATAAAACCTCAACTGCTGGAAGTTTTACAATACAGTTTCCAACAGCTAATTCAAGCTCGGCAGTAATAAGAATAGCTTAATAACAAGTGTCTGTCGGATGGGGGCGATCTACGTGGGGCTCAGGTCCATGGGGTCAGCCTGCAATAGTAAATGTAACTGTAAGCCTTACAGGTGTTGCAGGAACTTCTGCGTTAGGTACAGAAACTGTATCCTGCGACGCAAATGTAACTGAAACAGGTGTTACTTGCACAACTTCTATTGGCTCTCTTACAGCTACAGGACAAGCTAATGTAACTGAAACAGGTCTAGCTGCCACAAGTGGACTTGGCTCATTAACAACAACAGCTGCTGCAAATACAGCTATAACAGGGCTATCCTCTACGAGTGGTATAGGCTCTCTTACAGCTACAGGACAAGCTAATCAAGCATTAACTGGAATAACCGCTACTAGTGGTTTAGGCTCTCTTATAGCTACAGGTGCGGCGAATCAAGCTGTAACAGGTATAGCAGGAACAACAGCATTAGGTAATATTTTAACTGCAGGTGCTGCAATAACAGGTGTTTCAGGAACTGCTTCCACGTTAGCGTTAGGAGAGGAAACTGTTATTTGCGACGCTAATGTAGCTTGTACAGGAGTATCAGCAACAGGGGCTATAGAAAGTCTAAGCATAGCAACACAGAATGTTGTATCTATAACGAGTGTTTCTGCTACCCTAGCTGTAGGTTCTTTAAGCGTAAACGCACAAGCAAACACATCTATAACAGGAGTTGAATCAACAGGAAATGTAAGCCAGCTTACAGTATGGGGACCTGTTAATGACTCACAAAACCCTGATTGGTCAATAGTAAGCGACACACAAAATCCAAATTGGGAAGAAGTTGCTTAACTATTATTTAAAATGTAATATAATCAAAGCGGAGATATAAAATGGCAAGTTCATATGTAAATGATTTAAGACTTAATGAATTAGCAACAGGTGATGCATCGGGAACATGGGGCGATGTAACGAACGTTAATTTGGAGTTGATTGGAGAAGCACTTAGTTTCGGTACAGAAGCTATTACAACAAACGCTGACACACATACCACAACTGTAGCGGATGGAGCTTCTGATCCTGGTAGAGCTATGTATCTTAAATACACAGGTACACTAGACTCTGCCTGTACGATTACGATTGCACCAAACACTATAAGCAGAATGCAATTTATAGAGAATGGAACAAGCGGTTCTCAAAATATTATTATTTCACAAGGCTCTGGAGCTAATGTAACTATACCCCCAGGAGATACTAAAGCAGTTTATCTTGATGGTGCTGGTAGTGGAGCAGCAGTGGTAGACGCTTTTGCTAGTCTTTCTACAGTAGATTTAAAAGTACAAGACGATTTAACTGTAACAGATGATGCCTCTGTAGGAGGTAATTTAACACTTACAGGTAATGGTGATTTTAACGGAGACTTAGATGTAGACGGAACTACAGAAACAGACGCACTAACTATTAATGGTTCGGCACTAAAATATAAAGCGTTTGGTACTTCATCAATAATGTTTGG